CCCTTCACGCTCTCCGCGCCGACGAACCTCACGCTGACCGCAGACGGAACGACGCAGCAGATCCAAGCCGACGGCACCGCGCTGCCTCGCATCCTCGTCTCGTGGTCTGCGCCGGCTGAGGAGTTTATCCAGGCCGGCGGCAACGTCGGCATCGAATACAAGGAGAGCACTTCGACGACCTACCTTACGTGGAACACCGTCCCCGGCAATCAGACGAGGGATTACATCTCAAGCGACATTAAGATCGGTACAACCTACAACGTCCGAATCTTCGGAGAGAGCTTCTTCAAGGTCTCGACGTCCTACGTCAGCGCCACGGTCAACGTACAGAAGGACACGGTGGCGCCCAGCATCCCGACGAACCTCGTCGCGACCATCGGCACGGGCTCCGCGGTGGGCCTCGACTGGGATGATTCGACCGCGCCTGACTTCTCCGAGTACGGCATCTACCGCAACACGACCGGCGTGACGCCGGCCAACGCGAACACGAACAAGATCGCCGAGGTCGATGCCTCGCGTTTCGTCGACGTGGACGTCGCGGTAGGCACGACGTATTATTACTGGGTCAACGCCTACGACGCGCTCGAGAACGTCTCCGGCTTCGCGACCCGCGTGCAGGCGACGCCAGTCGCGATCACCGCCGGTGCTGTCTCCAACGTAGCGCCGTCCACGCCGAACGCTCCGACCTACGCGAGCGAGACAACCTACCTAGCGACAGACGGCACGGCTCTGGCCCGCATCACAGTCACGGCGCCGGCGATGCCGACCGGCGGGGCGCTGCTTCAGATCCTCTACCGGCGCAGCGGAGCGAGCGAATACGTGGTTGCGAACGTGCTCTCGTCTGGTTCGATTGCGGCGTCTATTGATGACCTTGCTCCTGGCGTCGCGTATGAGTTCGCGGCCCGAGCGATCTCATTCTCGAACACGCCCAGCGCGATCTCGGCTACGCTCTCCCGCACGGCTCCGAATTACTCGGGCACGGTAACCACGCCGGCCGGCGGCGCAATCTCCGCGGATGGCGTAAAGCCTGCCTACGTCACCGGAACGACGACATTCCTTTTCGGCACGCGCGTCTCTTGGAGTCCGAACACGCAGTCGGACTTTTCCTATTACGAGGCCAAGGTGACCGGAACCAATTCGGACGGCGCGACCGACTACTCGTGGTCGCCAGCTACCGGATCCAACGCGCCGATCACGACGCGCGACACGGAATGCTTTTTCTACAACTCAACCCTAGCCGCTGGCTGGGTTCGCGTTCGAGCAGTCAATCGGACGGGAAGCTTTTCTGCGTGGGCAAGTCTGGGCAACGCGAACGGAGCAGCCAACATCGGAACAGGCAGCATCTCAAAATATGCTGACTCGAACGTCACGACGACCGGCATCAAGACCGGCGGCGGAAGCAGCACGCGGCAGATCAACGTCATCTTCTCGGACTCGGTCGTCGTTTCTCTAGCCGGCGGCGCGACCACCGAGAGCTTCAACGTGTCGCTGACCAACCGCGGCTTCGGGGCCAAGCCTGACATCGGCACCGCGCAATGCGCTTCAAACGCGAACCTCGTCGCGGCCTACGACTTCGACGCGGCGGGCAACTCGAGCACTAACGCCGTGGTGCGCGTGACCACGCTCGACGGCACCAACGTGCCAGCCGGCAACGCGCGCTTCTCGGTCGAGTTCACCGAATACACCTGACCTATGGCTCTCCAGAAATCCTTCACCCTGCCGAGCGGCATCTCGGGCAACTACATCCGCCTCGTCGCGCACCGCTGGGACCGCGCCGCGCGGGAGTCGTCTGCGCTGTTCGCGCTCTACGTCGACTCGGCCGCGGCTCATTCGGGCAAGGCGCCGCTCACGCCGTGGATCGCAAAGCTCTGGCTGCGCGACGCGAAGTTCGACCAGTACCTGAGCAACGCGGAGCTCTCGACTCCAGGCATCCTCGCGCAGCTTTACGTCGCGGCGAAGGCCGAGCCGATCAGCTGCGACTTCGGCAGCGATGCGCTCGCGGACGCGGTCGACGTCTGACTGTCAGATCTCGCCGGACAGAATGTTGAGAAAAAGAGTTGACTAGGCCGTTGCGAGTCTCCTTGGTTGTGAGCGCAACGACAATGATCCGCTCACTAATCCTCCTTACGCTGGCCTCCGCCAGCCACGCCGCGCCGCCGGAAAGCTTCTGGCGGGCGCTTCACCAAGTCGAGACCAGCGGCCGGCACGGCGCCATCCTTGGCGACAACGGCCGCAGCCTCGGGCCGCTCCAGATCTCCCGCGCCTATCACGCTGACTCGCGGGTCGCCGGATCCTACGAGCAGGTGACCGACCTCGCCTACGCGCGCCGCGTCGCGACTGCCTACCTCAAGCGTTACGCGCCTGCTGCGTGGGAAGCTGGCGACGTGGCGACCCTCGCGCGGATCCACAACGGTGGGCCGACCGGACACCGCAAGACGGCGACGCTGGGATACGCCGACAAGGTGCGGAGGGCGATGCGATGACCAAAGCGCGCAAGATGCTCTTCAGTAGCGGCTCGAACTTTGCCCACTACGAGCTCGGCCAAGCCGTCTGCTTCCGGCATTACGCCGAGTTCGCGCGCGACGAGCTTGCGCGCCGGTGCGCTCGGTCGTCTATGCGCCAGCACGCGCTCACTTACACGCGCGAGATCCTCGCGATGCAGGGCAAGCAGTTCCGCCTGCTCGGCCGATGAACAACAACTTCAACCGGAGCAACCCGATCAAGAACCTGACCGGCGGCGGCCACTCCGCGGCGCGCTACACCGGCACGCACGGGCACGTCGAACGCTCGCACTACTGGGTCTTCATCCCGGGCGAGGGCTGGGTGACGTGGCGTGAGATTCACCGCCAGGTCACCGCATCCTTCCGCGACTGGGAGATGCGCCACATCCTCGGACTCCGTAAACCCAAAGCAAAAACACAATGACCGATCAACACGCAGAACAGATCATCGCCGAGCTCCGCGCCATTCGCGCGCTGCTCGCCAACAAGCCAGCGGCTCCGGCCGCAGCTTCCGCGCCGGCTCCGGCTGGTGCGCCCAAGGAAATCCCGCAGCCGACCGAGATCGTGGCCGACCCAGGCTCGGTCGAGGTGCACTTCGGGAAAAACAAGGGCACGCCGCTTCGCTCGCTCGGCGCGAAGTCGGTCGAGTGGTACGCTCAGGAGCCGGAGCCGCGCATCGGCAACAACGGCAAGCCGTTCCCACCTCGGCCCGAGGACGTGCGCTTGAGGAACGCCGCGCGCCAGCTGGTGCACGGCAACCGCGGCACGCTCGCTGCCGGCACGAGGGTCACGCTCGTCAGCGAGACGCTGACCGAGGAAGTGCCGTTCTAAATTTAAAGGGCGCGACCGAGACTTCCCAGCCGCGCCCTCAACCCAGAAGCAAAACACAACAGAACAAGAGCCAGACAATGAACACCGAAACCGTCAAAGAAGATACGCAACTCGCGGCCACGCCCGCGGCCAAGATCAACAAAGCGCCGGTCACCTTCGGCGCCCAGGGCGTGCAACTCGCCAGCCTTGAAGATGCCTATCGCTTCGCGAACGCCATCGTCGCCTCGGGCTTTGCGCCTAAAGGGATGGAGAAACCCGAGTCGGTCCTCGTCGCGATCCAGCTTGGCGCCGAGCTCGGGCTTACGCCGATGGCTGCGCTCCAGAATACGGCCGTGATCAACGGCCGGCCCGCAATCTACGGCGACGCCGCGCTCGCGCTGGTCCGCGCCTCGGGCCTACTGACTAGCTACAAGGAGGAGGAGATCGGCGAGCCGAACACCGACGCGCACGGCTACCGCGTGACCGCCGCCCGCGGCGATGCGACCACCGTCGAGACCTTCACGGTCGCAGACGCCAAGCGGGCGAAGCTCTGGGCCAAGGCCGGCCCTTGGACTGACTACCCGAAGCGGATGCTACGTTTCCGCGCCCGCGGCTACGTGTTGCGCGACTTGTTCGGCGACGTCCTCAAGGGACTCCGCACCGTCGAGGAGGCGCGAGACATCCCTGCCGAGCCGGTCAACGTCACGCCGCGCGGGCTGGGAGAGAACCTCTAAGCACATTCCAAAATGGAAACCACACACGAAATCAAGAAGGCCGCGGTCATCGCGGCGGCCAGCGAACAGGTCCGAGCCTTGCTCGAGACTCACTACGACGCGATGCGTAAGGCGGCGGAGGAGTCCTTCGTCGACGACGAGAGCCAGGCCGAGCCGAAGGCTAAGGCCAGCTTTACGATCGAGTGGGACGCGCTCGCGATGGCGCCCACCGTGACAGTCAAGGTCGGCTGGTCGGTGCGCTTCAAGGACGAGTCCGAGTCGGTAGTCGATCCGCTCCAGGCCAAGCTCGAGATCGGAGGTGCCGAATGAACGCCGCGATCCGAGGCGAGCCGTCCGAAGTTTACCACGCGACGGACGCCATCAGCCACTCGAAGCTTGAGGTCTTCCGCCGGCGGCCGGCGCTTTACCACCGCAAGTACGTGCTGCGCGTCGTGCCTGACGTGGACTCCTCCGCGTTCGTGCTCGGCCGCGCGACGCACGCTGCGGTGCTAGAGCCGATCACGTTTGAGCAGCGTTACGCTCAACGGCCGGAGGGTATCGACCGCCGAACCAAGGAGGGCAAGGCCAGCTGGGAGCAATTCGTCAGCGCCAACGCGGGCAAGGAGATCCTCGACGCGGACGAGATGCGGGTCGTGCATCAGATGCGCGATGCGGTTCGGGCGCATCCAGCGGCCTCGGAGCTCTTGCACCGCGGCGAGCCCGAGCTCGTCTGGCGGAAGCAGTTCGCGACGCTGAACGTGCAGGCGCGGACGGACTGGTTCAACGGCAATGGCTGCGCGCTTTGCCCGCGGCCTTACGTCGTCGATCTCAAGACGGTCGAGAGCTTGGACGACGGCGCCTTCCGCAACTTCGAAAAGGCTTTCGTCAACCTCGGCTACCATCGGCAGGCCGGCTTCTACCTTCCGCTCTTGTACGACTGCGGCATCGCCTGCACCGACTTCTTTTTCGTGGCCGTCGAGAAGTGCGAGCCATACGGCGTTGCGGTCTACAAGGTCTCGAACGCCGCGCTGCAACGCGGCCAGGAGGAAACGCTGCGCGACCTTACGCGGCTCAAGGGCTGCATTGAGTCCAACCGCTGGCCCAATATGCCCGAGGACGTGCAAGAGATCGACCTTCCGACGTGGTACAAGGAGACGTGGCTATGACGCTCAATACCATAGCTTGGCTGACGGTGCTCCTGATCGCCGTCGTCGCTTATGCGCTGCTCACCGCCCAGGATGGTAAAGGAGGGGACGAATGAAAGCCGCTGAGATCATCGCCATCTGCTCGATTATGCTCTCGGCCGGCATCGGCGCCGGCTTCTTCTGGGGCTTGCGCCAAGGCGAGCGCATCGGCCGGGACCGCGAGTGGATGGACTCGTTCTTCCGCTCGATCAAGCGGGACGCAGAGCGCCGCGACAAGGCGGGGAGGTTCAAGAAGCGATGAGCGCACGACCCAATCCCAAGTCCGAGGTGATCGACGAGATGGTCGCGCGCTTCGCGCCGTTCAAGGAAATCTTGGCCGAGGTGCGGATGCAGCAGGCCGCCGTTCGGCAGCGCATCTACAACCGAGGCTACCGACGCGAATACATCACGCACGAGGAGCGCGCGCATCTGCTGCGGCGCAGGGGGGTGAAGCCGTGAGCGATCGAGAGACAGCGCCTTATCGACGCATCGCCGAACTGGAACGCGAGAACGCCGCGCTGCGTGAACAAATAGACGACTGGGAAAATGCGGTATTGCACGCCCGAGATAATCGATCCGAAGAGCAGCACTGCACGTGTGTGGCTCCACTACTCGGGAAGCTAAAACAACTGGAGCGCGAGAACGCCGCGCTGCGGAAAGAGCGCGATTCGTATCGCTACAGGTCAGAGCAAATCTGGGGTCTGCGAAAAGAGATTCAAGCTGCACTTGGAGTGCCTGCGGACTGTGAAGGTGAGGAAGCGTTAAAGCGCGGCCTTGAATCCATTAAGCTGCTGCGGAGTACAGCAGTCGAGACGTGCGCCCTTGCCCGAGTCTGGGCCACCGTGTGGCACGACAAGCTATCCGCTGAAAGCATCCAGCGCTTCGCGGAGCTAGAGGAGCAAATCCTTAAGAGGGCGAAGCCGTGAGCAAGCCGACCATCGCTGACCTCCCCGAGCGCTACCGCCTCCAGATCGCGCGGCAGCTGGCGCAGGCCAAGCGGCCGACCACGATCTCGCGCGAGCCGGATCCTGCGCCGGAACCGAAGATCAAGCGCGAATTCGACCGTGCCGAGGTCTTCCTGCGCGCGCTGGAGGTGCGCGGCCTGCCGCGGCCCGAGCGCGAGTGGAAGTTCGACGCCAAGCGGCGCTGGCGCTTCGACTACGCCTGGCCGCAGCA